ACTAAACTGTACATTGTCAACTCGTCCTCAACCTTAACAATCCCAGAAGTATTTACAAATGTGTTGTCGTTTTGATCGTGGTAAAGGATTTCGTTTGTAACCGTTAGAACGTTATCCGGTATCAAAACTTTGATTTGGTTAACGTCAACTAACAAAGTAGTATAGTTGGCTAACTCAGCCGTTTGCAAAGAAGAAACACAATATGCCGCAATCGCAAAGTATTTATCTTTGTAAGCGTCTATTTTAGCTAATACGTCAGCACCGAAATTAATATCAAGGTTACAAGTAACTGAACCGCCCGGACCAGTACCATTAACTGTTACGGTGTAATTTGTTATAACTCTATAATCAGTAAAGAATTGTTCACCATTTACCGCGCCAACAAAAGGCGTAGAATGAACCGCTCTATCAAAACAATAATTCTCTTGCATTAGAGTATTTATGTTCTGATAATCTCCTGGAGACTCTGGAAGCATTATGAAGTTTAAAGTTATATACTCGGCGTCAAATAAACCGACATTCTCAATATCAAAAGTTATACTGGTACTTGCGTATCTATCAATAGTTTCGATTGAGTTATTGTAGCTTAGATTAGTCACATTCCAATCTCTATTCCCTCCGTTGTATTCTTCGTCAAACCAGCCAGTATTACCTTCTTTGTCGTCAAATATACCTTCTTGATATACGTTTGGGTCTTGCAAAGTTCTATAACCCCTAAATCTAAAAGTATGTTTTAGGCAGCTATCCCTATCGAAGTACGGTGGTGGTTGGTTGTCAAGTAGGCTAATTAGTTGCGTATGCTTGTAAAATGGGTGTATAAAAAAGTCTTGTTCAACTTGAAAAATGTATCTGTAATTATCTCTGTCAGCGCCTTGCGTAATATTTGCCACTCGTGCCGCCCCTATTTGCCATGATTTACGCCCTATTGCTTCCATTTCAGTAGCTGAACTTGGAATAGCGGCCAAAGTACCGTATTCGTAACGCATTAAATTACCGTCAACCTTTGAAGTAAATGTAGTCGGGTCGTCATTTTCTGGAAGTCCAAAGTCAAACGTAACACCTAAACTTTCTTGATCTAAATTAAGCCTACCAACTAAAGCAGTATCAACCGCTAAGTTAGTTGCTAGCCCAAGATTATCATAAACACGAATAGACCTGTCGTCTATTTTTTCTCTGATTATGTAGCTTCTATTGTTAGCAATAACATTAGTATTTTCAATTACTAAAGTATCACCTACATTAAATTCTGCAAACGCATTACCTCTTGAATAGTCGGTTATCCAGTCGTTAGTTTTAAAGTTCTGGTCGCCAATATTTATACTTCTGTTGGTTGATAGTTGTACCCAAGTTTCACACCTTACTTGAAAGGTTGCAGTCATTTTCTGGAAGATATTACCTTTTAAATAGTCAACATTTCCGGTAACATTTTCGGGTGCAATTTCTCTACTTTCTAAAAATACTCCCATTATAAAGTGTTGTTATATCGTTTGACTAAATCATTAGTTTCTTGTTGTTGGCTTTGAATCTTGCTTTTAAACTGCATTAAAGTTTCTCGCGCTCTTTCCTTTTCCGATTCTTTTAAGTTGGAAAAATCAAAAGAGTTAATAGCTTCATTCATTATTGCAGTACCCTCAGTTACTACTTTGCTTAGATTTTTTGATAGTTCTTTTAATTTTCTTTCGTTCATTACCTTCCAATTGGTGAAATAATTGTTTCCTCTATATTGTTAGTGTACATTTTTTTTTCTTGAATTACAAATTTAGCCAATCTATCTTGAGGATTAAACTCAAAACTCAAAACCTTGCAAACCGTACCATTTGACAATTTAACATATCCGTCCTCTTTTACGTTTCTGTAATCTTCTAAGTTCATTTGAATATTCTCATATTGGTAAATGAACCTTTGTGCGGAATCTTTAGAAGGTGCAAAACTGTTAGACTTATGATAATTGGAATAAATGTATTCAGCATTAATTATTATCTCATTTTCATTTGCTAACTTGGTTTTCACTGGGTCAGTATTAACGTCTAGTAATACCAATTTATCAACTGTAAAAAGGTCTTTTTCTATTGCTAACATTCCAATTCTGTTTTCGATAACGTCGTCTGTTGGTGGTGACTTTATCTCTTCTGGTCTTGGTGGCTCAAAAGGAATATCAATGCCAATAGTCTTTAGCTTTTTTATTATGTTTTCAATAAAATCTAAAGCCTTGTTAATAACTTTTATAGCTCCATTTCCAGCTTTTACAAGAGTACCTAAAGGACCGGCTATAATTTTATAAAGTCCGCTAACCGCTTTTTCTGGGGCTGTTAAGGTTTTCTTTTTAATACCTCTTGCAAATCTTGATTGTCTTTGCTCAAAACCTTTAAGCAAGTAAAATAGCTTATTGCTTGGTTGTTTAATGTAGGATAAACTCACTTGAACGTTGTTGCCTTGCCAACTATTGATAGTGTTTTTGTCGGTAACGTCATAACTAAACGAAATATTGTAGTTACTTATAATCTCGTTTGCGTTTGTTTCAAAGGCTGTATTTCTTACTGGTGGTAGTTTGAATCTTGAACCAACTACCGTATCATTATCTAGCACTATTTGTAAATTAGTCCCGTTAATAAGAACTTTTACATTTAACAATGTTCTCAATTCTCTAATCAAATCTCCAAATGTCCCCCTATAAAACCCTGTCTGGTCATTGTTTGGGCTAGGTTTAAAGAATCCTAATATCCTATCGTCTGTTTGATTTTCAATGTTACTATATGAAGCCGGTATAATGTGTGCCTTTTTCCAAACAGCATCATTTAATAGCGGTGAAGAATAAGTTAGTCCTAATTGATCACAAGCTATTTCAAAATGCCTATTGATTGACATAGCTGGTTTGTACTTAATTTTTTGAATAATCAAGTCAACCAAATCAAGTATCAATTTAATTAATGCAACTATTAAAGTAATGGTATAAAGTATTTCAGCAATTAGTTTTAATATACCTCCAACGCTATCAATTACAGAACTACTTTCTCCCGTCGCTTCTGCAATCATTATAATTTGCTTTGTTAAAGCGTCAAAAACAAATGTAGTAGTTAGGCTGATCAACATTAATTCCGTATAGTTTGGAATGCTCGTTAAAACATAAGGAACATAAACAAAGTCAGAAGGTAGTATAATTTCCTTATCAAATAAATTATTGAAATCTATACCGTCAGCAACTCCGCTATCTAACCAATCAATTGAGGCTTTAGGAACAGAATCCACTACACATAAGTCTTGTTCAAAACGTGCTGTTTGCAAGTCAATGTAACCGTCAAAGATTGTAAGTTTTAGTCCGTTTTCAACTAATTCTATCTTGTGCGCTAGTCCAGCAGTTACACCAGTATCTCCCGTCATTCCAGCGTCAAAATAAGACCTTAACAATGAAGCCTCATAATCTATCCATTCAAATCTTTTAATGCTAGTGGCTTGGTCTAAACCGTCACTATCCCTCTGGACTTGTAGATAAAGGTCTGGAAAGTTTACTGGCTTTTGAACCTTTACGCCTTTTATGTAGTGAATCTGTTGCATTATCCGTTAAGTCTTGGTCTGCGTTTAGCGGCTCTTAATACCTTTCTCAGTCCTCTTCTATGCTCTTCTTTACTTATGTTTCCGTTAGGGTCTATATTCAAATGGAACTGTATTCCCTCAACCGCTGTTGTGACTTTTTCCAGGCCGCTTACAATGTTTTGATCGTTAAGACTTGCAACTGATACACCGCCTTGATTGTTTAATGCTAAGTCAACTAAATCCTTGTTTGATATGTTTCCTAGCTTGTTCCTAACCCTTAATGAGTCTTTGTGACCTATTACCCTTTCTTCTTGTGTTAAGGCTACTAAGGTATTGTCTTTGCCGTTTCCTTTTAGGTTAGCCTTAGCGTCGTCACCTACTCGGTCTGTTCCTTCGTAAAATGAACCAGCAATAAGGTTTATAGCGGCTTGTGCTGCTAGCGCCTTACCAACGGCTTCAACTGGATTGCCTCCGTCTTTTAATGCTGCTAGTACTGACTCATAAAATACTTGTCTTTTTTGGCGTTTCTCTTGCTTTTCCGCTAGTTCTTGCTGTTCTAGTTCTATTTCAGCTTGTTTCTTTTGACTTTCAGCTAAAGTGTTGTCAAGACCTTGCGCTGCTAGTTGCGCTTGAACGTCTATATTTTGAGTAGTTCGTTCGGCTTTACGTTCTAGTTTTTCTTGTTCTTGGTCGGCTGCTCTATCTTGTGCTTCACCAACTTGGCCTAATACGTTTTCAACTTGGCCTATTTGTTCTTTTCTTAGTGCTTCCTTGTCTTTGGCTAATTGTTCTGCGATCTTACGCTGTTCATCAGCCGCTTTTAAATCAGCGTCTATCTGGTCTTGCGCTGCTTTTTCAGCGGCCTTTTTAGCTTCTTCGTCTGCTTTTTTCTTAGCCTTCGCTCTCTCTTGGTCTGCTTTTGCTAGTGCTTTTGCTTCTGCGTCAAAATCAAGTGTAAATGGGTCGTCCTCTACGTTTTCTTCTTGAAGTAAGCTATCTCTAACTTTTTTAGCATCCGCAGCAGCTGCCTTTTCTAAAGCTAATTTATTTTTAGCTAAAGCAATTTCTTCTCTATTTAAAGTATTTCTATTTATTAAAGCCTCGCTTCTAAACCCTTCGTTTTCTTCTTGTTTGTCTGCTATCTCAAATTCAACCCTCTTAACCTCTTTTTGTAGTTCTAAATTATCTTTATCGTTAAGTAATAGTATTCCCAAGTTTTTAAGTCTTTTTTCCTGAAACTCAACTTGTTCTTTTTCTCGCTTATTGATAACGGTTAATAGTTTTTCATTTGCAGCCCTTCGCTCGTCAATACTTAAAGTTTCGTCATCCCTGATTTGTCTTAATTTCTCAGCGTCTTGCAGTTGTTTTTTTGCAACTCGGTCCGACTCAATTTCAATAACTTCAAGTTCAGCTAAAGCATTTTGAGCGGCTGAAACACTGGTAGCACTCATCGCATTCTCAATACCAAAAAGGCCAATACTTAACGCAGTTGCTAAATCTGATAACACACCACCACCTTTTCCGTCTGCTCCTAACAATTTAGCAAACTTATTACCAGCTATATTAAATGAACTAGATAATGTATTTGTTGCTGTTGCTAAATCATAACTTCCAGCCGTTGAAGTTGCATAAAGTCCAGCTAAAGCAGTAAGACCAGCAGTTACAGCACCGACTGGAGTTGTTAACTGTCCTAAACTTATCCCAAACAAATTAGTGCTTTCTATGCTTTGTCCGATTCCGTCTTTGTAATTACCTACATTTCTTTGAAAGTTACCGATTGAAGCGTCGTTATCTTTTACTTGTTTGTCAAGTTTTTTTAACTCTTTAAGTAACTTGCCTCCAACGTCTAAGTTCTCCCTTTCTGCTTCGGTTAGGTTACGATAAGCCGCCTTTAGCTGTCCTAGTCTTTGGGCTTGTGCATTAAATGAAGTTTCAGCCTCTTGACCTTGTTTGACTTGCGCTTTAATTGCAAACCCTAACTTTGAATTTGCTACTGTTAGTTGTGCAATCTCTTTATTATTCTTAGTTGTTGCTCGGTTGTATTTAGATAGACTTATTTGCCCTCTTTGGTATTCTTTATTTAAAAGGTTTTGACGCCTTTTAATGTCAGCTAATAAAGTTTTGTTTTGGGTTTGTCTGGCTATATTAGCGTCTAAACTACCGTTAACGTCGTCAATTATCTTTTTGACTTTCTTTTGATTCTCAATTGAGTTTTCAACCTCTTTATTAAATTGCTCGGTCGCTTCGTCAGCGTCCTTTTGTGCCATTTCAAACGCCTTAACATTGGTTGTAGTTTGGCTTACTACTTCATTGTATTTCTTAATGTCGTCACCACTATTAAAGGCTTGTGTTTTGCTTATGTCTTTTAAACTAGTTAGGTTTTCTTCTAATACTTTCCTCAATGCAGCAGCGGCCTTTATAACCGTAGCAAATAGATTCGGATCAAAAACTTCTTCGCTAGTTATCTTCTTATTTGCCATTCTTCAACATATTAAAGTGCGTGAAATACATTCGGACGCTCAACTTCTTATCGTCAATTGCAAAATTAAGGTTTTTAGTTAACAAAGCGATTGACTTATAATAGTCGTATTCGCTATTCTCCATTGCCTTTTTGCGCTTCTCGCCTTCAAAAATGATTTTATCATAGGCTAAAGAACTGATTTGCGCCTTAACTTTTTTGATCTGGAATCGAATATCGTCTTTTAAAGTATCAATGTAGTTTGGGTCTTTTGAAAGCATATCAAAGTATTCAAGTTCGATTTTATCCCATACCGGATTAAGTACCTTTTTTAAATGGTCCACGTCTATTTTATTTGGCATTTCATACACTAGGTGCTTTAAGTCGCCCGTTTCTAAAACTTTGTAATAATAGTAAATAGGTAAATCGTCAATTGACTGCCAGTATTTCATTGAGTATAATTTCTTGAATTTGTGGTATTAACTTGTCTCTTAATATTTCAAAACTTTCTTCGTTCAAACCTAAGATAGCCCCGTATTTGCTCAAATCTATGCCCTCTTTAACTGAATCAGCATAAATAGTTAAGTCTTTCTCGGTTACTTGTACAATGTCAAAACTATCGTAAAAGGCGCCAGTATCTTTTAACGTCCACCTTTTGCCGCTTGGTTTACCGTAATCGTAAACAATTGTTTTAGAGTAAAATGGAAGTTGTTTATCGTCTGCTAAAATACCAAATTGCAATTGGTTTTCCTGGTTCAACCGAATAATTAACTTCTGGTTGATCGTTTTGGAAAACAAAACAAAGAATAGTTTACCAGTAGCAAGGCTTTCAATGTTTCTTATTACTTGAAAAAGTCTATCCATTACACCGTAAAGAAATAACTTTCCGTTGCTAATTGGTCAACATACTCTTCAATGTTTGTTGACAATAAAACGTCGTCTATTTCTGAATAAAGAACTATTAACGGTTCTTGGTACTCGGACGCTCTATTAGTGTACGTTATAACCATTTGCGGTGCCGCTAAATTAGGTTGTGCAATAATAACCGCAATAGGAAAAGTATAAATAAACTGACCCCCATTGCCTAACTTAGTTACTCCGTTTATCAATTCAAGTGAAAAACTCATAGTTTAAAGTATAAAAAAGCCCCAATAGCGTAAACTATTGAGGCTAATTAAAAATAAATGTTTAACCTTTAATTTACTTCTTTTTACTAGCGTCTTGGTAATCCTTCCAAGCCTTAGTTAAATCTCCTGTAAATCCAGAATCATAAAGAAAACGATTGAACTTTGTTTTATCGCCTTTCTTACGACTATACAGCCCTAATTCAAGGTAACAAGTACCCGTTTTTGTTTTGAACTCCATACTATGGGATTGTTATTACAACAGCACTTAATAAAGTATCGTCATATCCATTAGTAGCAGGTGCTATTCTTAGACTTAAAACGTCAGCAGAAGTTTGCGCTGAAAATGTAAAAGCGTATGTTCCTGTTGGAGTTTCGTTAAAGGTAGAAATCACAACAGGAGAAGCAGTAGTTACATTGTAAATTTCAAAGTCACTAATTACTAAACCACCAGCAACAACCGGATTAACTACTGATCCGTATGGAGTAGTTACTTTCATTGAGAAAGCAGTAGTCGAAATTGCAGAAGCAACACCGTTTAAGTTAATTAGACCATTGTAATCCAACCAAGAAGTTGAACTATCAAAGTCAGAAGCTAACAACATACCAACGTCAGAATCAGCAATTGAATCTTTCCATTGAAAGGTCAAAGAAATCTTAGCAACAGTTGTATCTGTTGTGTCGATTGTCTTAACGTCCCAAGTAGGCATTTTGATAGCCAAAGGATAAAGATAACCAGTAGTTCCTTTGTCACCTATCAAGTTGTCGTTACCGTCAACGATATAAGCCCCAACTTGACCACAACCGAAAGCGTCAATCGCTCCAGCATAAGTAGAACCCTGAAACCAAATCTCTCCTGTGAAAGTCTTTGCTCCGTTTCTTATTTTTGCAATCGTTCCTGAAGGTGCTTCTTCTGTAATAGAATCAGCTCTTTCATTTGTTACGTTTTCCATTGTCGGCAATGGGTAGTAACGCTCCGAAGAATCAGCAGCATTAATTAGGTTAATAATATCAGCGTTAGTAGGTATTGAACTAAGGTCAATCCCATTTCTAACATTTGAACCGTTTACCAAAGGAACGATTATAATCTTTTTTGCAACAGCTTGTAAGGGTTGGCATGAACCAACTCCGGTATTACTAAGCGTTACGTCACATGAACAAACAGCCATTTTTTTATTTTTTATAGTTAAACATTATTTTACAAAATTACAATTTTTTTTGCCTATTTAAAACCACTATCAAATCCAGTATCAAAACCGTTTCCGTCGACTACTGGAATTTCACGAACTCGGCAAGTAAAGTCTTTGATAATGTTTAGTGGAACAGTTACTTCAACAGCACTTATGTTTTTATTAAATACTTTTTGACCAGCGTCGTTAGTTGTTGAATTACCACCATTGGTAAACTTTGAATAGTTTATTCTAGTAACTCCGTTAATAGTGTTAACTCTATTTGATCGGGCTAAAGCAGTTAAAAAGGTATCAGCTAAAGCGTTCAAAGGATTTAAAACATTATCGTAGTCGCTTTCTGTGGTGTATTTTTTCGGGTTATTTGTAGCCATAAAGAAGAACCTACTCGAACCTTCGCTTTCGTTTACGCTATCTCTTGCAGTTGGTGAAGTTCTCGAAGCTAAATCAAACCTCCATATCATTGGTAGTATATCTTTGTCGTGCTTCTTTGATATTTCTTGTTGAACCTGAAGATACTTACCGTAAATGTATTGAGGCTTTCTAAGTGCATACGTTCCAATAATTGGCGCACTTGCACCGCTTACTATTAGATAGGTGTTTTGAACGAAAGAAACAACCGTATAATTAACTTCTAATAGCGTTATAATACTGTTTTCTCCTAAGTAGTGGGTATTGGTAGCCCAAAGTTTATAGTTTCCGTCTATAACTTCAACAGCATAAACGTTAAGGTCTAAACTCATTGAGTCAATTACCGATTCTACTATGCTATCTACGCTGGTCATATTGCGCTAATAGGTTCTAAAACTAATCCCCTAAAGTCTGTATAAGTTGCTTGGTTCTCGTAAATGTAATATTGTAAGTCCGTTCCGGTTCTTATGGTCCGATTATAAAGAACGGTCAATTTAGTAATTAAACTTTCTTGACTTGTTGCCTCTGATTGATTAGCTACGTTTCCAGACGCTTGGTTTATTATTTGTTGTTGACTTACATAGTTGTAATATATTCGGCCTTTTAAGTACTCTTTAATGCCTTGACAAGTGATTGATATATCGCCAGGGTCGTCATAGTAAAACGGGCTGAATATATCTGTCCACTTTGTTGAAGCTGGTGTTTGTGGGTCGCCAGTCAAATCATTTATAAACTCTTGGCCCAACGTAGAACCGAACAACTCATAAATTAAAGCCTTCTCGCTATCCAAAGTAATAAACGATTGAAGGTCAACTAATGTATTTTGGTCTTGGCTTATTTGAAAGTTACCGCTTTCAAAATCGGACGTTTGAAGTATCATAATATTTTAACGATTACATTATTTGGGTTACTCACTAGCCTAGTGACTGCATAGTTTAGAATCTTTTTTTTAGTGCCTTTCTTGATAGTCTTTAAAATTGGAGTGCCTTTATCGTTAACCGTTCTATATTCATAGTCTTTTAAAAACTGGACTAAGATCATTTCTTCTTGCATAATACAAAGTTAAATAAAAAAGCCCTAACAAATTAATGCTAGGACTTTTCCCAGAGAAACTTAATACAGAGAATATTAAGAAAATTTATTTTTTACTTGATTTAGCTTTTGCTGGTGCTTTCTTTTTTTCTGTTGCTAATTCAGCCTGCCCGTTACTAATAACTAAATCAGCTTTCCATTTAGGTAGCTCGTAAACTTGACCAACTACAAAATGCTGAGCCTTGCCAGCTTTTACTTTTTTACCTCTTACCTTGATTATTTCGACTTCTGAACTCATAACTGTTTAATTTTATGTTGCCTCAAAGATATAAAAAAAGCCCCAACAATATGAAGGGGCTTTTTAACTATATTCTAAATAGACTATGGAGTAGTTTCTAAAGCTGCTTTGTCAGATAAGAAATCACCTTTAACAAATGCAGTTCTATCGTTGTTCTTAACGTAAACTACGCCTCTCCATTCAGCCCTAATTGTTTTAAAGTTCTTAATGAAGTTATCGCCAGTATATCCTACGTCAATTGAAATGCCAGCCTTAGTTCTGATATGTGCTTTTGTAAAGTCACCAATCAAATACTGTCCAGCGTCAACTAAAGTAGTTTCTACAATTGGCACACCGTCTAAAGATAAAGAACCAGCTACCATTGCTAAACGCTCTACATATCGCTTATCGGTAGAACTAACTTTTACCATTTTTAAAGCGGTAACGTCAGAAGGATTCATGAAGATATAATTCGGCATTCCTTGCTCTGCTATCTTAATTTGATTTGCAGCAACAGTAAGAACGTCTACTTCATTTGCATTATCAACTGCTAAAGCAAAAGTTCCAGCAGCAAATGCAGTTGCAGTATTGAAAACCCCGTTTAATTGTGGGCTTACTCCTGAACCACTATAAGCACCTAATTCAACAGCTTTCAATAATTCACGATTCAATTCGTTGTTAATTTCAGTAGCCATAAATTCTACGTCGTCTAACATTTCGTCAGTGATTGTAATGTAAGCAGTTGTCTTTTCAACTTTTTGAGAACCAACAAGTAAATCAAAGTCGATTTGATTTTTAAGTGCCGCTTCTACTGTTTGACCAGCCGTTCCTTCTTTACCACTTTGATAAACCCACTCAACAAGGTTAGAAGAGATAGTTCCAGATTGAAGAACGTCTAAGAATTTGATTTCCCTTGAAGCCTCCATGTTCATTCCCGGCAGCCTTTCAGCTTGTGGAATTTGTCCAGTTACGTTTGTTGCAAAAGTCATATCAACAGGAGCCTTCAAAGTAATCTTAACGCTTTCTCCGTTCTTGTAACGGCTTATTTCGTCTTTCTTTTCCTTCAACTGCTCAAGGATTGACTTGCTTGTAGAAGTTTCTGTTTTTGTCAATTTATCAACTGCTGATTTAATAGCAGCACCTTGACTTAATAGAATAGCCTCGTGCTTTGCGCCTAATTCAGCTAAAGCCTTTGACTGCTCTTTTCCAAGTTCAGCTAATTCTTCTTTTGATACACCAGACTTTACAGCCTCGTCTACTTTCATTGCCACGCTGCTCATATACTCAGCAATATGGCTTGCTTGTGCTTCTGTGCTTAATTCTTTGATTGCAGCTTCGTCTAAATTTTTCTCAGCCGTCAACCATGTATTAAAATCTTTCATTTTAATTGTGTTAAATGATTAAATAATGGATTACTTTTCTTTTGCGGCTTCTCGACCTTTGGAAGTGTTTTATCAACGGCTTCACCTTCTTGAAGTGCTTTGAATTGATTACAAAAATGCAATAAATTTTCTTTAGTTGGGTTGTCTAAGGCTTTTTCGTTTAGTTCTGTTAGTTCTTCTAAGCCTTTTGAAGAGTCTAAAGTTGGTGTTAATTCGTTTGAACCTCGTATAACGCAGCTAATTTCAATCAACTTTGCCTCTGTTACCGCCCAAAAATAGCCCGTTTCTTCTGCTAAGTCTAGGTTTATAACCTCGTTTTTGTACTTTTCCCAAGTAGCAAACTCTTCTTTTTCTTCTGGATTGTTTACAGCAAGTTCAATTTTAACGTACTGCATACCAACTGAATGCTGTTTGATTGCACCATTTTTATAATCAAGGAAAATATTTTTGTTTCTCGACCTTTCAATCTTACTATCCATTAAAAGGGCAGTAGTTGTACCAGACTTGTTCAAACCAACGTCGGACCAGCTAACCTCTTTTTCATAAGTATCTAAAGGCGTTCCAACTTTCGCGCTCAATTGGTGAACGTGGTCGTGTAAGTGTAGGATATTTTCTTTGTTTTCTTGTATTGACTTGGTAAAAATTCCTTTGATATGTACGTCTTGGTGGCTGTCCATAAAACCGTAGGTATTGCCAACGATTGTTCTGTAAATTTCATTTTCGTTATCGTTTTTGTCAGTCATTCCTTTGCTGGTAATTTCAGCGGCAGAACTTAATTCTATAACGTCACACTTTTTTAAAGTTGCTTTCTTTAACTTGATTAACTGCTTTTTGTTAGCAATCATTTTTTTAATATCGGCTTTGCTCATTTCCTTATGATTTTATTATCGATAACTTTCTTTAGCTTTTCAGCTTTCAACTTCTTCAATTGCTCTTTAGTAAGTTTCTTCTTCTCCATAACTAAACGTTTGAAATTGTAACATTTGAACCTTTAGGCTTTACGCTGTCCATTTCTTTGTCAGTTAAAACTTCTTTGCCTATTGATTCCCTCGCCTCGTTTGGTGTTATTAATCCAGCGTCAACCAATTTAATTGCTTGGTTTGCTCGTTCAGTTGGTGAAGGATTCAATGCTTCTATTTTTTCCTTGTGAATACCTAAAGAATAGTTTCCGAACTTAGATAAAAACTTTCGCTCATATCCAGCCGCTATCTTTTCAAAGGTTGGTATGTAGTTGTTGTTATACGCTGAAGCTTCTGCTTCTTTTACGTTGTTGTAAGTAGCTTGTTCTCCTGTTAACAGCATTGCTGGAAACCCGAAAACATTACAAAGGTCTTTCGTTAGTTGGTTCTTGTTCTCTATGGTTTGCATATCGGTTGAACTTGCATTAAGTTGCTGGACGTTTAAAGCCCTTCGAGAAAACCTCATTGCGTTCATAGACTTAGCCCCACCTATTTTTCTTTTCAATGCGGACCAAATGCTTTTCTCGTCGTCGTCATTCATTGGCATTGACGGATCTTCGTTTGAAGGTGTTATTAATGCAGAAACGCCCCTATTCTCGAAGTATTCGCTTAGTGCTATCTCTACATTATTGGAAGCGTTTAGAATGTTTTGTGCTGATTGTAATGGGCTTAAACCGTTCTTGTCTTTAAGTCCTTGCATTGAAGGGTTATTCATTGCAACGTGCATAACGTAGTCAATATTTAACGGGCTTATACTTTCTCCGTCGTTAAACTTATAGCTTTTGACTTTTGAAAATATGCTATTTGTTTCTGTTTCTATGGTTACTGCTTGAGGCGGTAGAACTAACTGTTGACCTTTGTAAAACCCTATTGATTCAGCGTCTAGGTAGTTGTAACATTCTCCGGTTAAAGTATAGAATGTAACTAACTGCTCCCAGAACTCATTGAAACTTTGGTTGTCGTTAGGCTTAAAAACAAAGTCGTAAACTTCTCCGCTTTCAATTTGTTTGCCATTGGTCTTATCGTAAATATAAATCGGTAGGCTTGAAACTCCTCTGGCTATTCGTGTGACTATTGAGTAAACAACCGAACTACCTAAGTAGCCTTTTTTGATTGCTTTTTCGTCTGAAATTGTAGAACCATTAAACCCTTCACCAATTTTAACAAACTGATCTGCGCTGAATAATTCTCTGCTGAATAATTCCCTGCTAGATAGTTTGCTTAAGTCCCGATATGCCATATTAACACTTTTGGCAAAATTACAATAAATTTAGTTGTGTTTGTTTAACGATTCTTTAAATGCCAATAAGTGAACGCATAACCAAAGCCGTCAATTGAATGATTGAACTTGTCTATTGGTATTTCAGCTCGTTTATCATTCCAGATATAGTTATTTAGTTCATTCTCAATATCTGGGCTTTCGTCTACTATTATCAAATAATCTTGCATCCAACGCAAACGCTCTTGAACTATTCCCGGACGTTTAAATGCTCTGATTGTATTATAGCCTCCGGAGTACATTCTTAACTCAGCTATGTTTAAAGGTTCTGAACTATCGCAAATTATTAAGTCTTGTCTTGTGCAATTGTTTTCAATGATCGTTTTGATATTAGTCATTGATAGGCCGCTGGCATAGGCCATTTGCTTGACGTAGATGATTTTCTTTTTCTTATCTACTGCTACTTTAGTCAATGTAAATGGGTCAGTCCAACCCCAGTCAAGCCCAAAAGTATATGGTAGTTCTTCGTTGAACTTTCCTTTCTTCCAGCGTTTAAGGATAGCCCCTTCTAGTGGTGCATACTCCCCTTTCCCGTACACTTTCCAGCGGTATTCGTCGGCTGTTCCTTTGGCTATGTTTTCTTTTGTTGGCTCGTAGTCCTCAATCTTTTGAATTGTTTTAGGGTCTAAAAAAGGGTTGTGTTTGTAGGTACTTTTAAAAGTCCTAACGTTATCCCTTTGCTCAAATCCTTTATCCTTCAACCAGAACTCACCAGAAGGGTTAAAATCTACCCAAGTATGCTTCTTAGTCCGTACATAAATAGCTTCAAATATCTCATAAGATATACCGTTTACCTCATTGAAGAAGGAATAGTCGCGCTTACCGTTCTTCGCGTCTTGTTCGTCGTCGTACGAATTAAATTCAATGATTGAACCGTTTTTGAAGTATAGTATTCTATCGGTTTTATTGTAATAGTCTACTGCTTTTTGTAGCCATTCACAACTATTAAGAATTGTTTTAAGGTCACGAATTGCGCCTTTTTTTAGGTTAGGTATATCTTGACCAACTACGGTTATTATTATTCCAGGTTCTTGTCTACACCTAACCGCGAAGCCTTGCATTAAAGAATAGGTTTTTCCGCTTGAAGTACCACCCCTATTAATGGTTAGGTCTTTCCCCTCTGGAATCTCATAGTTTTTTTGAAAAAGACTACTAACCCTAAAAGGTTGACTACTGTTCTTCTGGCTCTTCACCTTCTACTTTAAAGGTTACGTTTCCACCGCTAAAGTCATGTTTGTTATCTACCTTTTCGGCTAACCCTAAATCGCGTGCTATAATGTTGTTATGATACACTCCAACAGCAGCCCCCGAATATTTGTCGTTGTAAATTTCTCGGTCTATTGCGCGTATGATGTACACATATTCAGCGTATCTACCGTCTAAATTAGCCTTATAGTGATCAAGCCTTGATATTATTTCGTTCTTTCTTAACCATATCTCGAACCCGTCCCAAGTTAATGGTTTCTCTAGTTCTTGGTATTTACTGTTCCCGTCTTTTCCTACAAAAACGTGCTTTAGATATGGATTGTTTTTTGCTTCGGTTTTATACGATTCAAAATGAATGTACAACTCTTCTGGTGTCTTTATGTTCTTTTCTGTTGGCATTACTTTATTCTATTCGTTCACACTTTTTACCTAGTTCTCTTTTGCCTTCTATCTATTTTCTACAATGATAATTCAAATTTAGTTATTAATTTTTAATTGTTTTCTTTTAGTTCTTTTTGTTCCTTCAACCATTCATTGTAGGCTAATAGCTTGTAAATTCTGTTTTTTGCGACTATACTATCCTCTTTGCTTGGTGGGGTATAAACTACTTTTATTTGATTAGAACTTAAAGCCGCTTGTTTTCCGTTGTGGGTTTTCCTTTCTTCTCCTACTTGGTCTGCATACATTGTCAAGGTTTTGCGTTTTAAGCGTTCTTTTTGATCTTCTGTAATTACTAGCCGACCTTCATTTTTTAGCCTCGCAAACTTGACGTTTCCATAATCTTCAACAAGGGCCATCGGGTTTAGTTTCTTTTGCTGAATATCGGCTTCGATTAACCCCTCAAAACTTTCTTCGTATTCCTTTCGGGCTTGTTCGGCTTTTTCTTTCTGGTCCCGTTTGTATTTTAAATCGTTCTCATGAAGTCTTTGCTTTGTGATAGCTTCGTTCATTTCCTGGACATAGCCTAAAATAAATTTATTCAAAGTAACGTAATTGATACCCATAAACTCACCGTATTGACCAGAACAACCCCTTTCAACCGCTATATTTAGTTCATTGACTGTTATACTTCCATACTTTCCAATGTTAAAATTACTTTCTAACGCCTTTGAACACGCCTTTACTTGATTAAAATAGTGGCTTTCTTCTTTCTTATGGCCAGCAAGCATTAAAGCCAAATCAAACGCTTTTAAAATCTCAGCGTAAAACAAAGCACTATTTTCTATAATCAAACTTTTAACCGTTTCAGACCTCCTAGCATTAATAATTTCTAATTGACTTTTTGTAAGGTCTGGAGAAAGGTTTTTAAAATCGTAACGTTCTATGATTGATAAATTGCTCATTTTTTGCCCTCCATTAATTCACTTAAAATATTTCTGTTCAATTCTTGCTTTCTTTCTAGGGTCATTTTTCCGTTGCTATTACCGTTAAAGTTTTTTTCGTTTTTCGACCAAGTCAATAACCGCCTTTCGATATCAAAAGTCTTTTGCATTTCAAACTTCATTTTTTTACCGTTTGGATTTTTCTCAGTCCAGTACAAAAAGAACTTTTCAAGTAATTCTAAAGTATAGTTTTCTTGAAAGGTTAGAAGGTTTTTTTTAAAAACCGCCTCTTTACTTTCTTTTATCTCTTCTATTCTATTCTCTTCTATTCTATTAGCATTGCGTTTCGTATGCGTTCGCATTGCGTTCGCATTTTCGCCTTTATTCCAGCGTTTATTTGCGGATTCTCTAGCCTTTTGACTTTTACTTTCCAATCCTTTAAGCTGTGAATCAAGAAAAGAAATTACTATTTGTCCTTCAATTTCTTTTATCGCATTGCAATCTATCAATTCTCGCAATGCGTTTTCTTTGCCGTTGCAATGCCTTTGCAATGCGAACGCATAAGGTAGTGAACCTAGTCTTTGCCAATAGCTACAAAGAATCTCTATAAAAGCAATTTTAGCCTCATTTGAAGCCATTTGAATATCTCCGTTTTGCCATTCAGAAGGTTCAAATTGAAAGTATGGTAGTTCTTTAGCCATATTTTGTAAATAAAAAAAGCCTTTGAACCCGTCAGGAAAATGCACTTCCATCGGGGCAAAGGCTTAAATGTTTTTAACAACGGTGCATTCGTTATAAGATTCAAATATACAAATTAAAACAATAGCAGTTCTTTATTTTGTTCTACTGCGTTTCTGTGGTTTCGTTCATTAAGTAAAAAATATGATTCTTTTAACTCAATAGATATTGACTTTCTACCCATTCTTAATGCTTGATAACCTTCTGAACCTACGCCTCCAAATGGACTAAAAACCGTATCTCCTTCATTTGAATATAAGTGTATAATTCTTTCAATTGTATCAAGTTGTAAAGGACAAATATGTTTTTCGTCGTTACCGTCGCGACCACTTCTATAATTTAATGTTCTTGAATAATCAATATCATACCAAACTGGACTAGCATATTTTTGCCACAAATCAACTGGTAAATAGTTCGACTTACTTTGATCTGTATCTTGGTGAGTAATTGGTCTTTCATTTACACCTTCATTTCTAAAAAACAAAACATAGTCAGGAATACCGACTCTACTCATTGAGCTATCTTTTTTGATTGTTTTGTGAAGTAGCCCTAGTGCTTTGGTTCTTTGCATTTCGGTAACTGGATTCTTCCAAACAGTTGTTTTTGCGTGATAAATAAAACCTTGTTCAGAGAACCATTTGATTAGCATTCCGCTAAAGTCACGCAAACCAATAAAACCCTCTTTACCTTTCTGAATTGGCAAATCCATACAATGAACGGCGCATATTCTTCCAGGTTTAAGAGTTCTTTTTAATTCTGGTATAAGGTATTGAAAATGTTTCTCAAACTCTTGATAGTTCTTTACATTACCCATATCCTCAGCTTTATCTGAATAAACATACAGTTCTGCAAATGGAGGGCTAAACACAACCAAATCAACTGAATTATCTTTTAACTCTTTAGACTTCTGAACGCAATCACCATTTAAAAGCGTATAATTTTCTTCTTTTACTTCCTTTGTTTTAACCACTTTATTTGAGTTTAATTTAAAATCTGTTTTTGCAGAATACAAACTCATATTATGAATCATATCCTTATGTTTTTGTTCTTTTACTAATATTGTTTTCCTTACATTCATTTGGCTTTCTGGAATGATAATGTGTACTTTTACTTTATTCATTTGACCAAACCTATAAGACCTTCTAACAGCTTGATAAAACGCCTCAAATTTAAAGTCGTAAGAACAGAATATCATATTACTGCATTGCTGGTAGTTCATACCAAATGAAGCAATTGAAGTCTTTGTAATTAAGTTCTGATATTCCTCGTGAGCAAACCCAACTAAATTATCCGCTTTAACTTCAGGCTTATCCGAACCTTGAACATTTCGAGCATTTGAAAGCGTCTTTTTTAATAGATCCGTTTCAGCGTTTTGAAGCCCCCAAATAATAAACTGTTCTTTTGAATTTCCTATTATTTGCTTGCATATTTCAACCCTATCAGTTAAACTACGTCTTAAATCTTTGTTCAATTCAGTAGCAGATACAGCTGCCTCACTAAATAAAGTACCTGTATTGTTTTCAACCTTTACAATATGCTCAATGTATTCTATTTCTGGTAGGTTGTACCCTTTCATTTCAAAACCTAAAGTTGAAGGATTATCAACCGAAATAGACCAAGTGCAAACGTAATTCCAGAAGTCGTCTGTTGCGTGTTTTCTCAATCTCCATTTAGAAGTTTCGCCTCCGTCGTGAACAAAGAACATTGCAAGCATTTCTAAGTAACTCATAGCCCCTAAAAACTCTGAATGTTGACCTAACTCCATATGGTCGTTTGGTGAAGGTGTAGCGGTACAAGCTAATTTATAAGGCGTCATTTTAAAAGTATCAATTATTAGCCTTGATAGTTTACCGTCACGACCTTTTAAAATACTTGATTCGTCTAATACAACTCCCGAAAAACAATCAATAAAATTGATGTTTTTAAGTTGCTCATAGTTGATTATAAAAACCCCGTTTATTGGTTTAAAGTATCGGATAGTCATATCTAACTTATTGACCTTAATACCGAACTTATTACCCTCTTCTATTGTTTGTGGAACAACTGCTAAAGGTGCAAGTATTAAAACGGGTTTATTTGTTTTTAAATAGACTTGATTAGCCCATTCTAACTGTTGGATAGTCTTACCTAATCCGCAATCCTCAAACAATGCAAAACGCCCCTTTTTTAAAGCTATTTGCACAATGTACTTTTGAAAATCAAATAGACTGCTATTCAATTGATCAAGTTCAATATCAAATCCAGATTCGATAAATGATTTCTTTTTTGTTTCTAAAAACTCTTGATATTCTTTCATTCTCTGTAAAATAAAAAACCCCTAACTAGCTTCAACGGTTGCAGCGTGTCCACTAGATAGAGGTAAATAAATAAATTCGTAAGATTACTGCAACTAATCATAATTCAAATGTAAACAAATTAATTAAACACCGCCCATAAAATAACACTAAGAAAAGTAGCGGATACAATTACCCCTAATGCCTTGTTAGCTATTAATTCTATTTTGTCAAGGATTTCCGCGTCTGGCGCGTTGTCACTATTTCTCATGTTAAACATATTTAAGTTTATGATCATTACAATTATTCCACTCCCCATTTAAACAACGATATACAGCTGCATTATCTCTATTTAAGTGTCTAGCACAATCTCTAAGAGACCTATGTTTTTTCATTAATCCAGTACGGTTACAAGTTGATATGATTGGTCTGCTTTTTCCGTTGTGCATATTAGACATTGTTTTAATCCTTTTGTATGCTTTCTTAGAGTTTTCCGAGTAGGTAGACCATTGTAAATTTGACACTGAAAAATTAAGTTTATCTCCGTTAATATGGTCAACTATTGGCTTGTTTTTAGGGTTAGGAATATACTTTAACGCTACTAATCTATGCAGCCTATGCGCCTTTTTGTTTATGTAAACTCTAGGATAACCTTGTGAGTTTCTTCTTATTTTCAATGGGTTTCCGTTATAAAACGGTTTACCGCTACTTAAATCAAATAATTCTATTTCCATTATCTCTGTTTTTGAATTGTTAATACTTCCAGCTTCTCAGCGTTTCTTTTTTCCTTGCTTAAAATCGTTTTAAAGGCTTCTAATCGCTTTCGGGTTTGATACCTTGTGTTGATTGTTTTAACGTCGAATTTCATAGTTAAACTATTTCTTCGTTAATATCTCTGGTCGTTCTTGGTAGCTTTTCTGTATACCAAGCCTTTGAAGGTGTTTTTCTAAAAGGCATTTTACATTCTGAACTGCCTCTGGTTTTTACTTTTGTAGATTGTATCAACCTTAATGCAGCTTGAAAACTTCTAACCTCCTCAGATATTCTAATGTTATCTACTTCGCTTAATTTGCTTCCGTTCGGTGATACACCAGCAAATTGATATGCTAGTAATTCTTTCATGTACTTCTGTATTTCTTTCTCGTTCATTTCTCTAGTTTTTTGGTCTTAAAATGTAGACTTGATTTGTATAAACTTTCTTTTTGTTCCTTGACATTAAGGCTCTGACTGAATTGTAATTCAATCCGCCCCATTCACACGCTTCTTTTAACGAGTTGAAAGTTCCTTCGTTTTTGCTGTGCTTGTTGAATATCTTATAACGTTTTTTGTTCATTTCTTTGGGTGTTTCTGCACATAAACCATGTGCGTAGTTATTTGCGTTACTGTGGCATATCTTTTGACCTTGCTAAACGGTTTTAAGCGATCCGAATAAAGTTCAAACGTATCAAAGCTGCATTCAAAATCTTTGCCTTTATTTACGCAAATGAAGCAACCGTTTAAATTCGTTTTTGCTTGTTCTCCTCTTCCGCTTGGGTGCGGATTAAACTCTAGGTCTTTAAATGTTTTTAGTTTCATTTTCTCTGTATTAACAATAACCAAATGTAAACAAAAATAACAGTTAACAAAGAAAAAAACGAATTATTTTTTTTGCTCTAGCTTTTTAATCTCGGTTTTGTAGTGTTTGGTTAGGTCTTGAAGGTCTTGAACGGTGTACTTTTTTGGGGGGTGTTCCGATTCCAACCATTGAACGGTATCTTTTCCTAGCTTTTTGACTAGGTTAATACGGTACTCAATCAAATTTCCGTGAAGATCTCGGTTGCATTTTACGCATTGTGGCCAAATATTTAAAGTTTCAAACCTTAAAGCTGGATTAGTTCCAACGGTTCGATAGTGTCCAGCGTCAAATTTAAGGCCGTTTAAATCCTTTTTACAGCTAATACATTCACTTTCCTTAGTTAGCCTTACATATTTATTTACAAGCGTTTGTAGGTCTTTTTTGTAGTCGGTTAAAGTTTTGGTTTTCTCGATCAATTCTTTCTTTCGGCTAGTCCATTCGCGTTTCTCTTTCTTTTCTTTGAGTTTTTTAGCGTAATCAAAAGCGCAAACCGGAGAACAGACAGCCTGAAGTGGTCGCTTTTTTTCAAACGACGTTCCACAGTTTTTACATTTCCGCCAGCCTTTCATTAAAATTGCAGTTTTTTAATTATTTCAGCAAGTACATTAACTACTATTGAGTTTCCTGCTTGCTTGTAGGCTTGTGTATCTGATACCGACCATTTAAAACTTTCTGGGAAGTCCATAAGCCTAAAACACTCTCTTGGGGTTAAACGTCTTATTTTATTTGTATTTATATTATGATTTCTATCACCTCCTAAATTTGCTAACACCGCCGGACTAATCCCGTTAATATCAAATATTCTATTTTGTTGGTACGGTTGCTGATCCCCACTTTCTTTAGATTTATTTAACTGAATAACCGCTTGATTGCAAGCAGTATCTAAAGTTTGCGCAACACCTTTACCAACTCGACCCCTTCTCGTTTGGCTGCTTGGTTGGCTGCTTGGTTGGCTGCTTGGTTGGCTGAAATTAGTACTATCGCCTGGAGTAGCGGTTTCAAAGCCTTGTTTTGTGGCTGATTTAACTTTGATATAATTATCGCAATGCCTGGTTCCTTCTTTAGTATTAATAGCCCTTGAATGTTTATTTATGTCATTGGTACTAAATCCAAAACCATTACCTCTTTCTTCGTGCCTTTTTTTATGTTCTAAAAATCCAGTCAATAATTTGGTACTCAAATAATACTTTTCGTCAACTTCTTGTTCTAAAATGTCTTTCAATCGTTTGGTTAAAACTTGCTCTTTTGGCCAGGTAAACTTATTATCTTGATTATCCCGAATGCCAATAATAAAAACACGCTCTCTATTTTGTGGTACTCCGTATTTTTTAGCGTTTAAAACCTTATGGTAAATGTGGTAAGGCGTTGAATTTTCACAAGGAAAAAGGACCGGATTACCGTTTACCGATTTACCGCCCAACATATCTATCCAAGTTTGAAACGTTCGGCCTTTGTTATCGCTTAAAAGTCCTTTAACGTTTTCAAATATGAAGTATCTGGGTTTGTTCTTTACTATAAACTCTTGACTATTGTAGAACAAAATACCATTTTCTGAATCTTCACCTTTACGCTTTCCGGCCAAACTGAAACTTTGACAAGGTGGCGAAGTCATATAAATATCTAAACTTTCTATTGGTATTTAACGCTGATAAACATTCTCCGGATAATAGTCTGGTTCTCCATAGTTCTCAATGTAAGTTCGACGTGCGTATTTATCCATATCACAAGAAAAAACAGTTTTATAATCAATTTCTAATCTTCTTAACGCTTGATCGAAAGCACCTACTCCGCTAAAATCACTACCTACTTTAATTCTCTTCATCACTTCAATAATTTTCTTAGTTCTGCTTCTGCTAGTTCTACTCGCTGAATTAAAAAGTCTTTGTCATCTTGTGGTACTTCAAACTTAACCCAGTTTAAACTATCATAAGGACAACCATTTTTAAGGTGCGGTGCTTCGCTTAGCGTTAACCATTTGATCTTATCCTTGCACTTCGTTAAGTGTTCTGAATCGTTAGCGTCATACTCTAGGTTACTCTCTGAAAGTATTTCTAAAACGTCGTCCTCTGTTGGTACAAAACAAACTGCCATAGCATAATCTACACCAGCTAAAATAGCATTTGAAACTAATTGCCAATAGTACTCAGGCTTTTCATTTTTAAATGCTTCTAAATCTCCGCTTTTTACTTGGTCGTAAATATCCACCTGCTCACAAAACGACTTTAGAGTTACCGGGCTTTTAATATCTCCAACTAATTCAGAAGTTTCAAAGTCAGAAGCACCGGACCAAAGTAAATTAGGGTGTTTCCTTCGCTTCTTACTTTCGAGCCTGGAGGAAAGGCTTAAAACCTCGTTAGGTATTTTTGAATAGGCGTATGGTTCAACAACGTGGCCCCAGCTAGTAGCCTTTGAAAATTGTTCTGTTTCTAACGCTTGACCTAATCTGATCTCATAGCTTTTTTCCTTGATATAAGTAATTCCAGCCGCACTAAATACAGCGTCTTTTCCGCGTCCAGACTTTACTAATTTATAAATTGAACTACTGCTAAATGTTCCTACTCGACCTTCCATTACTTGACCTTGTTTAATACGTTAATAATTCGTTTGTATTCCTTCTCGTTTTCTTCCATAATAACCTGCTCAATCGCTTCAATGTCCTCTGGCTTCAATCTATCTCTAACAGCCTCAAACTTCTTTTCGATAGCTTCCTTTAGGTTATCTTCTGAAACAACTGTAACAGCTCTAAAATCTTCTTTGTTGTAAATATCCGCAGCCACTCCAATTTCAGCAGCGCACTTTTTTAAACAATCGGTTGCAGCAGCCTTCATATCGTTACCAACGCTCAAAGGGATATTAGTTTTTACTTTCTTGCCGTCTATCCAATCGTTCTTAAACATTATGTCCTTATTTCCGTATTGCATTTTAACAATCGTTCTACCGTTTGAATTGCAAGTTAAGCGACCTTTTACGACAACTTCACCAGCTTCGATCAAAATTTTTTCGTCCACAATCTCGAAGGACCAATCCCAACCAAAGATTAAGTTTAGGCATTTCTTAACGTAGCCGCCCGTTACATATTCCCAAGTTCCGCCCCCTTTCGCTGGCCTTGTTTTAACGTAATTCTTAGGTGTTGCAGAAAGTAGTATCTGCATTTGCCCTTGATTCAAGCTGTTGTTTTCAACCTTACTTAAATCTTTCTCGCTTACTAAAGCTAAATCTCCTTTGCTCATATCTCTATTTTTGAATATTGTTTTTAACGTGGTGACAAATGTCAATCAATAGTTTAACCCCCCAAAATGGATCTTTATTTTCCTTCTGTTGAATTACTCTACCATTCCAAATAGCGTGAAGGTGTGCTACTTGTTTAGGTGTTAAATCGGGGTACATTTCCCGAATTTCTGAAATGTAAGCGAACCTTTTAGGCATTCCGCTTTTTGCTTGTAGAAGTTTTAACTTCCATTCATTTGGGTTTATTGTTTTGTCTGTATTTATAGACAGTTTTACCCTTCCATTAAATGCTTTAAATTCCATTATATTAATCTAAAATCTGAATAATTAAATTGAACATTCTTCAACTGTCCTAGCAAATGAAACACGCAAGTAAATGTAGCGTCGTTAAACTGGACTATTTGACAAGTCATTGAACCGTCAATAGCTGTTAAAGTATTGTTCTTTCCTACCTCAAAAATATTGTAACCCATTTGAGTAATTGATTTGACGTTTATAATTTGAACGCCTATCTCTTTAAGGTCTTGTTCTTGGATTGTTTTTTCCTCTGTTAATTGCATTTCTCTGTTTTAAATTCTTGACAAATATAATCAAACTTTTGATTTGTACAAATGTTTGTACAAAGTAATTAATTACTATATTTGTCGAACAAAACAGATAAAATGAAAACAGAACAAAGAGAATTTGAAGTAAAATTAACCCCAGCAAATGAGTTAATACTTGATAGGTGGGATAAAGACTGGCGCGATCTTCACGAATTACAAGGAAATAAAAATACTCTATTGCTGGATATTTCAGTTGAGGAAAATTTCGGAAGTGATTACGGTACTATTGACGAATACGGAAGGTGTGAAAGTATTAAAGTGTTAAATCATACAGCGTATTTTGACCAAGAAGGAAACGAACTAGAAAGCGAAATGATTGATATATTAGATTTGCCTTGTGGTTTTATTGGCTAACGTCTCTTGTAAGATTTCGTTTTTGCCTTTTTCGGCAAATATGAATTTTACACATTGTTACCTGACTGGTGCGATTTATAATAACAAAACTTTGAATAATGAACGACTTTAGTTTTAATAATTTTTTTGAGCGTAGGCGAATTAGTAATGCACGATCTAAAATAGACTACAATACAGAACTTTATACCCAAAATGATAATGCGGAATTTGGAAAGTTAGATATGCTTGTTACCGATGAATTAATAAGCCTATGTAAAAACTCAAAACACATAATAATTTACGGACACGCTAAAAGTGGAAAAGTTATTTTAGGTAGGTTACTTTCTGAAAAAATTGGCTGTGATTTAATTGTTTCTGACGATTATATGTATTTAGGATGGTCTGACAATATGTATCATATAAAAGAATTATTACAATCGAAACATAAAGATCAACAAATAATTTTTGAAGGTGTACAAACTTGTAGATTATTGCGTAAGGGTGTTCAATTAAATGATTACTATCCGGAATTAGTAATACACGTTACTTGTAACTACAAAAGTATTGAGCAATGTTACTGGAATGATAACGAGCAACACAAATTAAAAGGTGGTAAAGTAAAAAGGTTTAATGAAAAAATACTTGATAAAATATTTTACGAGTGGTGGGATATGCTTCCAAAAGAAAAACGACCTAAAATTATAAATATAGACACAAGTTTTATTTAAAGTAAAAAAGATTTACCAAGATGGTTGAAATTAGCAATAGTAATTTACGAAAAATTAAAATAATGGATAAATACACACTTTACTACACAACGGAAATGATAAGATATTCTGAAATGATAAAAAATAGCACAGGAATTTCTAAAACTGAAAAAATTAACCTAATTGATAGTATGATCAATCATTTAAAAAAGGGAAGGGAAAAAGTTGTTAAAACGGATGATAAGCACGAAACTTCAAGTTTAGCACAAGTTTAAGCACTTGTAGGTAACGCTGAGTATATGGCAGTATGGCGTAGCCTATGTGCTATATACAATGTTGGCAACAGTACGGATTTAAAAAGATAAATTATGATAAAAGTAAATAGCATTTCAGGCGGTAAAACATCAGCATTTATGGCACTAAACTATCCTGCGGATATAGAACTTTTTGCACTTGTATGTATCGAAGCTGAATATTGCAAACCAAAAGATAAATCAATAGTGAAGTACGTTTCTGATAAGATAGGGCGTGATTTTGTAGCAACTGCTGAAAGTGATAAAACCTTATATGTAGTTCGTGATTTAGAGCAACTATTAGGTAGGGAAATTAAATGGGTAGTTGGTGATACGTTTGAACAAATTACTAAGCGTAAAAATGGCTATTTCTTGCCAAACATATTTAATAGAATGTGTACTACTGAAATGAAAATGAAGCCTATTTTTGATTATTGCCAAAAAGAAGTTGGTGAGATTGTAGAAATGCAAGTTGGTTTTAGATATGATGAAAAAGAACGTGGCGAAAGAAATAAGACTAATACCAAATTTAAAACGATTGTAGGGCAAAGCGAAAATGGTAGAAATAAATGGGATGAAATTGAATGGAGAACATTGGCTTTTCCTTTGATAGAAAATAAACAAAGCCATTTTGAAGTTTACAAGTGGTCACAAAGTAGCGGAATAAATTTCCCTGCTGATTCTAATTGTGTTGGATGTTTTCACAAACCTTTTCAGCAGTTGCGTAAAAACTGGGATAATGAGCCACAGAAGATGAGATGGTTTGCGGAAATGGAAAAGAAAGCAAAAGCACAATGGAAGAAAGAAATGAGTTATGCAAGTACAAAAAAAATTGGATTGCAATAAGATTTCTTCTTTGGTACTGGTAGCGGATGTCAGGCTGGGTTCTGTACAGATTAGTATTAATGCTAACGCATTGTGTATGGCATCGTTTTAATGTGCGAAATCACTTTTGAATGTAAATTAACCCTCCTAAAATTGCAGCCGCTGAACCAAATGAAATGCAGCCAATTTTTAAAAGTTTATTACCTCGTTTTAACCGGTTGATTGATTTGTCTTTTGATTGGATTAGTTCCCGGTAGTAAACTTCTTTTTCTTGGTGGATTACTTCTTTTTCCTTAAACCTAAATAAAGCCTCGTTTTGCGCCTTAATAGCTTGGTCTTGTTGTTCTATCCTTTGCGCTCGGTTTAATAGCATAGAATCGCAATAAATAGCCTTAATTTGCGACTTTCTTATTGACTTTAGTTCGTCAATTGTGAATTGCCCTTTTAATGATATTGATAAGGCTGTCAGAATTACTAATAGTATCGACGTTTTCATATTGCTTTTGAATATTTTTTTCCAGTTCAAAGTAAATAGTGTCAATCTTTTGACCTTCCAAACTTAACGAATCTACAAACAAGGCTAGAGAATCGATCTTTTGTTGCTTTAAATCTAGCAAAGAATCATATTTAATAGTATCTACTTCTTCTATTTTGTTCGGGTTAGTGGTTGCGTAGTATAGAAGGAAAAGCAAACCAATTGAAAGACCGATTAAAAAAGATAGTACTTGATTATTCACTTTGCTCTCCATTGGTTACAAATAAATGAATGTTCTCGCCTTTTGAAATAGCTTCTTTAATCTTAGCTGTTAAGGGCTTTTCCATTGTCCCTTGAATAGTATCGGCGTTTAACCTATTCTCAGCTACCAACGGGCAACCGTGCGTATTAGAATGGTTGTTCCCACCATGAAATCGAACGCCTTTAAATTGTATTCCATTGCAGTTAATGGTCCATTTACCGTCAGTAGATAGGATAGGCATTTCTCGCTTAAACCTTGAACTCATAGTTACGTCAACTAGATATTCACCTTCTGGAATTGCTGTTTCGCCTTTTACTTTTATACCATAAGGTCGAACGGTATCTTCTAAAGTTTCACAAAAATAAACCCCGTCAATGTAGAGCTTTCCTAGTGTTGTTCTTGCGGTGTAGCTGTCTCGTTTTAGTTCAATTTTCATAACTTTTATTTTCGATTTGCCTATCTAGTTTTGTGTCAATTCGATCAAGTCGTTGATTCATTAATTCAATTTTTACAGAAAGTTCTGAAAGTAATTTAATAGATTCAATTCTGGACGGTTCGCTTTCAGATTTGTAGGCTTCGACTGACTCCAACCTATGCTCTAATTTTTGAACTTTTGTAACTGTTGGTAGTTGTTTATTCAGCTTCTTTATTTCGTTAGAATTGGTGATAATTTGGCCATTCAGTCCAGACGTAAATACAAAGAATGTGAATGCACCTCCAAGAAGTGTAAAGAAAAAACTATAAGCCCAATTAATATTTTTCACTATTCAAATTTTTCAGGTTTAATAATTCCCGTTTTTCTGCCAATCCAATCGACCAATATCGAAAATACACCCGTCAAAGTGTAGCCGCTTACCTCCAACGTTAAATCTCCCTCGCCTGCTTTATTTAAAGCCCATTGCGTTATTTCTTCATTGTTTACACCGCTATGAATGAGAGTAACGAAAATCGCGCTAAACGTAAAGCCGATAATCATATTATTCCAACGCTTAGAAATCCAACGGTTAAAACTAACTTTAAACCCGTTAGGCTTTTTTCCGTAGTAGTATTCGTGGTTTTGATAATGTATAAATTCTGAGGCAATTACACCAACGAAAATAACAACAGCGTAAATAAGTAGTTCTTTCATTTTATCTCCCTGCTGAAATTACATTAGCATTAAAAGTAGTTATTGCGTCAAAAAAGTCTTGCGCCTCATTTGATGTTAAACCTTCATGAATTGCACAAAACCTATACCTTCTATTTGAAAAGAAAGCCGGGTTTGTACCGTTGTTTCTGCAGAAAATATACAGCGGATCCGAATTAAAGGACCAGGCACCTAAATTATTTTTACTGCCTTCTGTTGACCCGTTTAAATAAGCCTCCATGTCATTTTGTGCGCGCCTTACCATCGTTCGTACACCCAACGCATAAGCCGTACCGCTAACAGAAGCGCCTAAGGAACCTAATATATAGGTATAACTAGGATTTACCATCGATAAATGAATGTAAGAATTTGAACCGAAATCAACCCCACCGCCCGAATTTGTGGCAATATCTAAAGTTATTCCAAAATTATTTTCGCTCGCTCCAGATGCATTAGGTATAAAATTAGTGCTTCCATAGATATTGGAACCATTTCCTGTTATTCCCAAAGACGAAAAAATAGGTGAGTTCACCCAAGTAATATCATAAACAGAAGGGTTGACGGCATTAATTGACGCGGCTGCTAAACTTGTTGGGCTAATTGGATAAAGCGCAAAGAATTTTGAATAGATATTAGAATTGTTTGTCGTACTTCCTGTTCCTTTTAAGTCTAAAAATAGTTGATTAATTGCTGCAATTTCGGTTGCGTCGGTAATTGAACCAGCTGTAATGTATGCTTGTGCGTCTGGGTCAAAAGGGGGTGTTCCTGATTCTATTCTAATATATTTCATTAAGCTAAGTATCTAGTTCCTGTTAGTGAAATACTTAAATTCTCGCAGCTTGAATTACTTGAAACTGTTATTTCTACATCGTCCCCAATTGATACAGCGTTGTTTGTTGAGTGTGCTTCGCTGACTTCCGAAGTACTAACAGCGTTTGAACTACCGCCCAAAGCTAAACCGTTAATAGATACTGCTAAAGTGCAAGTTCCCGAAGTTGAAATTGTTGTTACTTCTGTTATTAAAAATGGATAGCCAGCTTTTAAAATTACTGTTTCTGTTCCGTCTGTTGGTGCTTTTACAAATATTGAAGTTTGCTCTACTTGCTCAATAATTGCCTTTGAGTCTAAAGCTGTTTGAAGTCCAGTTATATCGGAAATTGCTAAAACAATGTTTCCTGTTCTTCCTGCTACCGTTAAAACGCTGTCGGTATTATCTACCTTTGCCCAACCCGTCGCGGTTTTAATTGCCCAGTCGTTAACTTCCCAATCTGTAATTCCTCCTAAACTTGTACTTCCAGCGTTAGAAACAATCCAATAGTAACCCGTTTCTGTTGTTCCTGTAATGTCTGGTGTATTGGTTGAAGCGTTCCAACTTCCTTGCGGTATTAAAGAACCTTGTAAGGCTACAATAGCACTATTTAAGTCTGAAAGGTCTTGATTTGTGTTTGCTGGTACATTTCCAAGTTTAGCCCGTTCACCAGTAGTTAAGAATAGGTTTGAAATTCCTTCTGTTATATCGTCTGAATCGTCTGTCAAAGTGATCAAACCAGAATCAATCATATTTGTTAAGCCTTCTCGAAGTTTAGCTGGTGTTATAAACTCAGTTGCATTATTAGGAAATAATACAAGCAAGTTAGATAGTAGTGTTGTTCTTGTTTGCTGTGCCATTATGAATATTTTTTATCTCGATTGTTAAACTTGTCAATGAAGTTAAGCTCTAAAAGTAGTTCTGGTCTTTTGTTTGCGTAGCTAGGTGAATACTCCCCGTTTATTTCTACGTTTTTTTCAACATAACTACCTGAATTGTTTTCGCTGTTGTAGTCTGTTATCCAAATGTCGTCGGCTTGTAGAATATCATAAACCACTATCTCTGCTAATTCATTTGGTAAATAGCGCATTTCTAGTTTATATTCTTCTCTAAAGTTCTTTTTGTAGCTGACTTCTTTGCCGCTATCGTAAAGAGTAGATTCAGTAGTAAACGGTGCTTTCTTATAACCAAATATTGAATTTGAATATCTTATTTGGTTAAGCCATTCCATACCTACAAAGTCCCTAGTTTCTTCTGAATTGTAATCTCCTATAACGCTATTCCATAGCCAAGTAATTCTAACCGTTTGGTCAGCCATTAAGCTAGTGTAAGGACTTAAACAATATTCATAAGAATACTTTGAAGCAGTACCACCGTCAAAATGTATTCTATATTTTCCAGGACCAAATCCCGAAACCGATTCGTCAAGTACCTTTCTCCATTGTATCTTATAGCCAACATAGTTGTTATTATCAACCGTTCTAAAGCCTAAAGCGTAGAATGTTCCATAAGTATCATTTGACAAAGTAGCCTTATCAACCCAAACACCGTCCTCCGATTTTTGGAGTTTCATTGTAACTGAACTATAATTACTAGGAAAGATTTGCAGACTACTGGAATAATCATTTTTATAAATATCGCTGTCCGTAGTGTCTGCAAATACCTTTAAGTCATAGCAGCATTTTTTAAATGGGTTTGAATCAATAGGGATGATTGGATCGGGTGTTATTTCCGATAAAACTAGAACATTTTGTTTTGTTACTTCTCCCCAACTCATGCTACAAAATTAATCATTTACTAAACGTTTTTTTGCATTATTGAACCGCTGATTGTAAATGCTCGAACTCCTTTCGGTAATTTACTGGCGTCAATCTCAAATTCACCAGTAAAAACCTTACCTACTAAACTAATATCAATCAAACCATTTACCGAAGTAAATAACGAAACAGCATCGCGATTCCAAACACTACTAAAACTTTCAGAAGTTATGTATGTACCTCCTTCAACTGGAATAATCCGAGCAACCATAAATACGTCCGAAGCACCAAAGGTTAAAGTTGGGTTATATTCAAAACTCATTTTTACCGTTGTGTTTCTTTTGTCAAAAGCATAAGGCACTCCGCCTACCGTTAAATTAGTTGCACCGTCGTATATCTCAATCGTTTCATTTATCCAATCTGGGTTAGCGTTGTAGTCCTTCTCTATTAACTCAAAATCATTATCAATTACCTTTACAGTATTTTGCGTTTCAACTTCAATAGATAAGCGGTAGTAAGTAGCCCAGCCTGTTAGTTGTGCAATTCTTACCCAGTTATTATTATATCCGTTAAATTGTTCTGCTGTGTCTAACCAATCAGCTGGTAAGGTTGCTATGTTTAAAGCCTCCCAGTATTCCCAACGATACATTAAAGGGTATTGGAATCTGTACGCGAAAACGGGCGCAGCGTCTTGTCCAATATCTCTAAATGCTTTTATTTCCTTTCTTATTTCAGAAGCACTTACATTCAATGAATTTTGAGATACTTGATTAATGTAGCGAATAGTACCAACGTCGGTTAATTGGCTAAAGTCTAACTCTTGGTCTAATATAACAGCTTCCTCTCCCGTCTTTTTAGCCACTATTTGCAGGTTTACTTTATTAATTTGCAAGTCTGTAAATGTAGTTTGGTCAACTTTTACTAGGCTATACATTGTCAGTTCGTCCTCTACCTTTACAATTCCAGAAGTATTTACAAATGTGTTATCGTTTTGATCGTGGTAAAGGATTTCGTTTGTAACCGTTAGAACGTTATCTGGTATCAAAACTTTGATTTGGTTAACGTCAACTAACAAAGTAGTATAGTTGGCTAATTCAGCCGTTTGCAAAGAAGAAACACAATAAACAGCAATCGCAAAGTATTTATCTTTGTATGCGTCTATTTTGGCTAATACGTCAGCCCCAAAATCAATATCAAGGTCGCAAGTAACCGAACCGCCCGGACCAGTACCGTTAACTGTTACGGTGTAATCTGTTATAACTTGGAATGCAGTACCAAACTCTTCACCATTTACCGCGCCACCGCCAGGAGTTTGAGCCGCCCTATCAAAACAATAATTCTCTTGCATTAGAGTATTTATGTTCTGATAATCGCTTGAAGCCTCTGGAAGCATTATAAAGTTTAAAGTAGCATAAGCCACGTCATTTAAACCGATATTTTCAATGTCAAATGTTATATTAGTTGGTCCATACCTATCAATCGTTTCAATTGAGTTATTGTAGGTTAAATTAGTTACGTTCCAATCTCTATTCCCTCCGTTGTATTCTTCGTCAAACCAGCCCGTATTACCTTCTTTGTCGTCAAATATACCTTCTTGGTAAACGTTCGGGTCTTGTAAGGTTCTGTAACCCCTAAATCGAAAAGTATGTTTTAGGCAATTATCCCTATCGAAGTATGGTGGTGGTTGGTTGTCAAGTAGGCTAATTAGTTGCGTATGCTTGTAAAATGGGTGTATAAAAAAGTCTTGCTCAACTTGAAAAATGTATCTGTAATTAT